TCGCTGGGCAGGCGTACCGGGTCGATGCCCAGCAACGCCGCATCCAGGGGCAGATAGCTGTAGGCCACGGCGCTGTAGCGCAGGCTGGAGGCCGCGACCGGCTCTGGCCGGAAGATCTTGCCGTCTGGCCGCACGTTCTCGGCGTCGAACCACGGCTCGCTCTCGTTGCCCGCCGCCGTGACCAAGGTGCCAAACCGCACTCGCACAAGGCCAGTGTCGTAATCGACGCTGCCGATGACACCAGACGCGGTGATCGTGCCGTCGATGCCTGCCGTCACGGTCTGGGTTCCACCCACCGCGCGGGCGAACTGGATGGAGAGCGATCCTGGGCGAAGTGGCGCGGCACCGGTGCGGAACACGTACTCGCTGGAGATGTTCTCGCCCACCGTGGTCACGCAACTGGCGCGCGTGATGCTGTTGGTAGCGCCCGCCGACCACGAGGTGAGCGTCACCGCCCCAGAGAGGTAGTTGATGCTGCCGCGCGTGACCCAGCCGCTGGGCGTGAATTCGCGCAGCCTGCCCTGCCCGCTATCTCCCCACAATTGATGGCCCCAGGGCTGGCTGCCCGCGATGGCCAGCAACACCGTGCCCGTCACCACCTGCGCGTTGACGCCCGGCACCAGCCGAAACGATGGGCTGAACGTGAACGTCTCGCTGTGGTTGCTGGTCGAGCCCGCGCTGTTGTAGCGCAGCAAGACGCGGCCGGACTCGTCGTTCGGGTAGAGCGACGGCGTATCCACGTAGTTGATGCCGCCGTAGTTGAGGCGGAACATCTGGCCCACGCCCGATGCCCAGCCAAGGCGCTGCGCCCCGTAGACGGGACTTGGAATCTTGACCGTGACGTCGGGCTGGAACTGCACCGCCCCGGTGGCGTAGTTGACGCTACCGATGACCTGGCCTGCGCGCAGCACATTACCAGCCCCATCGTCGCGGGCGTATTGCGTGGGATCGACCCCGTTCCACAGGCCCAGCCCCATCGCCTCAATCTGCTGCAGCGTGTAGACCCCGAGTACGGCGGTGTCCGTCAGGGTGTTCCACTCGATCTCCAATGAGCCCGGCTCGATGGATCCCAGGGTTGCAGTCACCGGCACCTTGCCCTGACCATCGCGCGAGGGGTGCGCGAAGCTGTCTTCCTGCTTGGGGCCCGCAACGTAGTCCACCGTCAGCAGCGCGCCGACCGGCGGCAAGACGTTCGGTGCGAAGCTCAAGAGGTTCTGCGCGACGTTCATGCTGCCGGTGGCAGCACCACTGAGCTCGCCAGACGTGGTGGCGGACGCCGTGCGCGTGCCGGTGCCGCTCTCGTGCGGCCAGGTGATGGTGAGCGTCCCCGGCTGAACGCTTTTGCCTTCGGGCGGGGCAAGCTGCAGGGCCTGCGATGCCTTCAGGGCGGCGGTTGGCTGCTGCGTTTCCTGGGTCGGCACGTTCCACGTCAAGATCAGCGATGAGCCCACGTCGGGCAGTGCCCCCAAGGTCACGACGAAGGCTCCGGTGTTCTTGTTGAAAGTACCCGCGCCGTAGCTGGCATCCAGCCCTTTGAGAGAGCCATTGCCGCCATCCGACAGCACGTACCAACGGCCCTGCGCCATGTAGCTGATGGCAAGCGTGCCGGGTTGTGGCACCGGGTTCACGGTGCCGACGTAGGACTGGCTGCGCGATTCCGGCGTGACCGCGATCTCCGCGCTTTGCGGCGCCCGCTGCAGTTGCGCAGCAGGCGTGTAGGTCACGGCCTTGCTGCCCGACATCGAGCCGGAGTTCAGGCTCAGGATGCCGTTGGCGTAGTCGATGGTGCCAAGCAGGCCGCTGGCGGTCTTGAGCAGGCCCGCATCGTCGAAGATCGTGATGCCATCAGTGACAATGGACAGCGACCCCGGCAGGCAGCCACCCGGCAGGTTGAATTTGATGCTGGTGTTCCAGGCGTGGCTGGCCGTGTAGCTCACGGGCACCGCGCCCGGCACCGGCAATCCTGCTGCGGCGTAGGGGGCTACGCCCGAGATCGGCGTCTCGGTCTGGGCGCTGGGCACGAGCTGCGTGTAGATGGACGCGCCCTTGATGGTGAAGTCACCCACATTGGCAGCCTGCATCAAAGGCACCACGCCGACGTAGGTGCCCGCGTCGGCCACCACTGTGTCGCGCGTTTTAGTGCTGTTGGTTGCCCGCGTGAACGTTCGGCTGGCGGGCGAGCCCGTGAAGTCAAAGCGCAGCGCGTCGCTGATGGCGACGGTGACGACCGCCGCCTTGTAGTCCTGGTCGGTGTTGTAAGTGAAGCTGCGCTCGACCACCGACACGGCGGTGGCGCGGATGTACTGCTCCTTCTGCGTGGGCAGTCCTTCGTTCTCGATCAGGACGAGGGTCTGGCCGACGTTGGGTACGGCGTCGCTCGAGCGCTGGAAAAGCTGCACCACGCGTTGGCCCGCGATGTGGTTCTCGAACAGGTAGCCCGCCCACTCCGGCCCTTTGTTGAGGTAGGCCTCGATGCGGGTCTGCGCCTGCTCACGGGTGTCGAAGGTCTTGCGGGTGGAAAACAGCGTGACGCTGACGCGCTCGTCCTGCGGCGGCTCGGCCACGATGACGTTGGCCCCGAAGTAGGTGTCGGTGTCATCCGTGGCCACTTGCACGAAGCTCTTGCGCAGGTTGACACGGCCTCCGGCGCGATCCAGCTCGGAGATGTCGGGGAAAATAGCGTTCGAGACACCATCGGCAATCACGAGTCCCGTGGGCGCGCCGCCGCCTTCGGGCACGTCCGCCATCACGGCGGACTTGAGCAGCTTCACGTCGCCAGATTGAATCGGCATCAGGCAATCTCCAAAAATCGAAGGGTCAGGCGGTAGAAGTCGTTGCCGGATCGCGCCGGGATGCCCAGCACGGGTTCGGCCTCAATGGCGACCTCCTGGTGGCGGAAAGCGACCGTGAAGACCCGGCCATCGGCGAAAGTCAGTTCGAAGCGGCCTGTGGCGCCACCCACCGGAATCGCTGCCCAACCGCGCAACTGCTCGACAGCGGCACGCGTCACCCAGGCCATATCGGGTGCTCCCACCAGGGTGATCGGCCGACCGGCCTGCCGCGTCGCTGACTGGATCAGCAAGGCCCCGGTGATCAGGTAGGACGCATTGGCGACGGCAGGCGACCACGCGTGTTCGTCTGCCCACAGCAAGTCGTCGGGCAATGGCAAAGCCACCCCGGTGGCGAGGTTCTTCAGTTGCATCAGGGAATCTCAGACAGTGCGGGCGCGGGCGGCGTCTAGCAGTTGCAAGAGGCGCGCTTCGTCGCGCGCATCGACGGTGGCGGTGACCTTCTGCTGTCCCGAGGACAGTTCCACGCGCACGGTGCGGGTGGGCGTACCTTCGGGCAATGAGGGACGTGGCAGGCTGCTGCCAACGGGTTGCACCAGACCACCGGTGGCAAAGCCCTGAATGCCCGCCAGCGCACGCCCGGCCAGGGCCTGCGCCGGGGCAGACAGGTTGTTGATGGCTTCAAAGAAGCCCACGCCAAGGCGCGCCACCGCCGATCGGTTGACCACGTACTCACCCGGAGTGAGCATTGCTGGCACAGTGTCGGATTTCGCCAAGCCACCGCGGCGGTAAAACTCGCCCTGGTTTTGCTCCATGTAGTCGATCAGCTCGCGCTCCAGGTCTTGCTTGCTGTTATTCATGGCCCATTTCCAACGCTCAATAATCGCTGACAAAGCGCCCTGCTCTCGGCTCGTCAAGGTCTTGAGCGACTCCAGGCGCTCGAGCACGGGCTTGTCCAGATTCCACAGCTTCGACCAGTGATTGCGCGTAGCCTGGTTGGCAATCGGGCCGCCCCAACTGCCCGTGTTGATGCTCACCATGCCCAGTTCCATCATCTTTTGCGCCTGAACAACTTCGCGGTTTTTCTTCGGTTTTTCACCCCCCACAAAGCCACCGGAGGCAAAGTGAGCGACGCTATTGGCCAGCCGCGAGAGTGTTCCGCTGCCGTACTTTTGCACTGCCGCCTTGCGAATGACGAAGGCACCGGCGTTCAGGGTGCGCGGTACGGTGTCGTGGTGGCCGGAGCCGGGCACCGAACCACCACTCATCCGGGGAAAGGCTGGAGCCACCGCGCCGCCATCGGCGAAATGGCGCACGCCGCCACCGACCAGACCGCCGGTGGCATTGGTTTCCACCTTGGTCACGTAGATGGTGTGGGTGCTGGAGGTGTTCGCCCCGTTCAGGCTCATGATCTCGGCACGGGCCGCTTCGGCATTGGTGCTGACCTGATGGCGGGACTCGGTCTGGATGCGATCCAGCGCCTTGATCATCCCCTCGACATTGGTGATGGCCGCCTGCGCCTTCTCGGTCGCCACCTTCAGCTCGAACTGCGCGTTCTGGTCAGCGTAGGCCTTGAGCTTATCCAGTGCCTCCTTGGCCTTGGACACATCGGCATCGACCGGCAGCGTCTTGCCTTCCTTGAGCAACTGCTCGTATTCCTTGAGCTTCTTCTCCGCTTCCTGCAGATCGGCCTGGATCTGGAGCAGGTATTCCTTTTCGGCCAGCGCCTTGTCCAGATCAGCAATGGCCTTGTCGAAGCGCGTGGTGTCGGCATCGAGCGTGACTTTCAGCCCGTCCTTGAGCTTGGCCGTGATGTCGTCGATCTGGCGCGTGGTCTCGGTCAGCGTCCGCTGAGTCTCATCGCGCGCCGTGATTGCCGAGCGTGCCGCCGTCTGGTGCGCCGCGCTTTCAGCATCCAGCGTCTGGTTGAGAATCTCCTCGGACTGGCGAATGCGGTCGATGGCATCGCGCACGCCCTGTTTGCCCTGCGCGGCCTGCACGTCGGCATCCTTGGCCTTCTGCGCCAGTTCCGCGCGCAACTGATCGGCTTGCCGCATCAATTCGGTGGCCTGCTGGTACTCCTGCCTGCGGTAGGCCTCGCGCGACTGTGCTTCCAGCTGCGTGACCTGAGACACCGCCTGCTCGGACTGTTTGCGCGATTCCTCGCCGCGCTTAGCCTCGTTGGTCTGGCTGGTGGCCACCTGCGCGGCCATGTCCATCGCCTTCTGCGCGAGCTGGCGAGCAAGCTCCAACTCGCCGTTGGCCAGCGCGCGACGCGCCTGCTCCTGCATCTCGGCGATCTGGCGCTTGCGATCCTCGGTCGCCTCGTACTCGGTCATGCCCTGGCGGCGGATGTCGCGGATGCGCTCCTCCGTGGACATCGACAACTGGCGCTTGGCTTGCTCGATGCGCTGCACCTCCGCCAGATGCCGGTTGGCCTCGGCGTTGAGGGCGTCGATGTGTTGGCGGTACTCGGAGAGCGCCTGCGCCAGCGTCTGGCGCTTGGTGGCGAGGATGTCGTTCTCGACACGCTGCACGTTGGCCCGGCGCTCCTCCTCGGTCTGGCCTTGCCGGGCGGCAGCCTCCTTGCGCGCCTGCGTTTCCTGATCGATCAGGCCGAGCGTCTCGGTCGTGGCCTGACGGCGCAGGGTCGCCTGCTGCGTCAGCGCTTCGGTAAGCAGCTGCGTGGACTTGGTGATCTTGGCGGTTTCGGACTGCTGAGTACGCTCCAGTTCCACCTTCTCCTGGTCGTAGCGGTTCTTCACCGCTTGCACCTGCTGTGCGAGGCTCGCCTCGACGATGGTGGTCAGCCCCTTGTAGGCTTCGGCCATTTTGGCGGTGGCGTCGCCCACCACACCTTGGGCCTTGCCGACGGCCTGTTCGACCTCGCCGAGCCGGGACTTGAGCTTTTCCAGCGCGGCGTGCACCGCCTCGATGCCACGCCCGACCGCTTCCTGCGTGCCCTGGCGCACGGCTTCGAGTCGCTTGGCGATCTCCTCGGCAGCGGTCGCGGCGGTGTTCATCGCGCCTTGGGCTGCGTTTGCGCCTTCGGTGGCGTCGGCGTACATCTCGGCGAAGATGCGATTCATCTCCGCGAGCCGCTGTTCGTGGCGCTTGGTGGCTTGTTGAATAGTGTCGGAGGTGAAGATGGCGGCGAATACCTCCCACTGGAAGCGCAGGTGCTCGATGCCTTTCATCAGCACCTCGACCATGAAGATGCCCGCCTTGCGGACGATCTCGAATTTCTCGGACAGCCACGTCCCAATCTCCCAGCCGATGATGGCCGCACCGAGCACCCCGAACGCCACGCGCAGCTTGCCCACGGTGGCGATGGCGTTCGACACCGACAGGTTGGCCGCTGCCCACGCCGCCGCCGTGGTGTTGGCGGCTGTCACCGCTGCCGCCCCCGCCGTCTGCCACGCGATGATCAGCGCCGGGATCAGGCGGTAGACCAGCACCGCGAGGCCGACCTCGGCGATCCGCCCCAGCCACTTCATCACCGTGTCCAAGTTCTCCGACAGCCACGTCAAGGCCTCGGCGAGCTTCTTGGTGAAACCAGTCGATTCGTCCAGGCGGCTGATCCACTGCCCGAAGGCGTTCGACAGGCGCGTGAAGGCCTGGCTCACTGTCATCGGCAACTGTGCGTACTCGGCGGCCAGCTTGTCCTTTTGGCTCATCAGCGCGTTGACCACCACATCAGCGGTGAGCCGCCCTTCCTCGGCGAGCTTGCGCAGCCGTCCGATGGGCACGTTCAGGCCGTCGGCCAGCGCCTTGGCCAGACGCGGGCTGTTTTCGACGACGGAGTTGAACTCCTCGCCGCGCAGCACCCCAGAGGCCAAGGCCTGACCGAACTGCAGCAGGGACGACTGCGCCTCGGCAGCCGATGCGCCGGAGATACGCAGCGCCTGCGAGATACTTTCGGTGAGCGAGAGCGCATCCTGCTGCTCGCCGCCCAGCATCCGCACCGCCTGTTGGAGCTTGCCGTAGAGCGTGGCGGTTTCCTGGATCGGCACGCCGATGCGCTGCGCGATGGCGAACAGTTCTTTCTGGGCGACCGTGTACTCGCGGCTGCCTGCGGTGGCGAGCTTCAGGCGTGCGGACATCATGTTCCAGGCATCGGCGATCTGGACGATCTCCTGCACCTTGCCGCTGGCCCAGTTGATGGTGAGGAAGGCCAGCAGCTGCGTCTTGGCCTTGGCAACCTGATCACCAAAGGCGTTCATTCCGGCCTTGACCTCGGCCACCCCGGCAGCGGCCTTGTCGCCTGCGGTCTTGGCGCTGGAGCCAAACCCGCCGAGGCTGCGCTCGGCCGAGGTGATGGCGCGTTTGAGCCCCTCGTCGGCCCCTTCGAGGGCGACGAGGATGGAAATGCGGTTCGCCATCTCAGTCCACCAGCCGCAACTGCTTCTCGATCCGGGCCGAGAGACGCGGAATACGACCGGCGACAATCCCTTCGACGTTCAGCCGCTTCTTGAGCTGCACCCGGGGCACCAGCACGGCAATGGGCACATCCGCGCCGCGTTTGAGCCGCAAGGACTTTCCACTGAGGCCCTCGGCCCTGAGTGAATTCCTGTAGCGGCGCTTGAATCCCGACAGTGGCCGGTCGTGTTCCTTGATGTTCTCGGCCATCAGCACGATGTTCCCCTTGGCGTTCTTGATGAAATAGGCATTGCCACCGCGCATCAGGTCGGCGATCTGCGCCTTGAAGCGTTTGCGGCCCACGCGCCCGTGCAGCGGGATCAGCATCCGGCCACCAATGACGCCGCCACGCTCGTGGATGCCCGACCACGGGATGCGCGAGCCGACGTAGAGCGCGGGCAGCCGGTTCTTGTCCTTGTCCAGCACCTTGGCGGTGAAGCCCTTAACGAAGGACTTCTTGACCACCGCCATCTGACCCGCAACGTGGCTGCGTACGTCCTGCTTGAGTTCGGCGGCCTCACTGGCGATGCCGTGCGCAACCGCCTTCTGCACCTTCTCGCGGAAGTCGCCGCCCCAGCGGCGCAACTGCGCCTGTGCGGCCTTGCTATCGATGCGAACGGAGATGCGCATGGTCTTGGAGCCTATCGAGTGTCTGGTCAAGGTGACGCGGATCGCCGCGTGCGCCGATGGCGATCAGCGAGAGCAGCCGCGCATCGCGCGCCGCGTCCTCACGCACGGTGGCGGCGGCGAAGCCGCGCACCTGCGCCAGGGTGTAGTCGAGAATGTCCGGCAGTCGGTGGCCGTGGGCAATCAGGTGCTGGACGGTGTCAAACCAGCCGTCGCCGTGCTCGCCTGCTCGAACAGGCCGCCCATTTGCTCGTTCAGACGCGGCATCACGGTCCGGGTAAAAAAATCGGCATTGACCTCGATCACCTTGGCAGCCACGAGGATCGCTTCGTCGGCATCGAGTGCATCGACCCACGCGCGCGGTTTGCCGATGGCAATCGATACCGCTGTCAGCAAGTCGTCGCCGTGTTCGCCGAACAATGCCAGCCAGTCAATGCCATTGCCACCGAGCTGCTGCATCACCGGGGTGATGGCCCGCAGAAAGGCGGGCATCTGACCGATCTTCAGCGGCTTGATGGCAACGACGTCGCCCGCCAGGGAGATCTCGACGGCTTGCGGAACGAGTTTGTCCAGATCGCTCATGGCAGCCCTCACAGTTGGACGATGCGGCCGAACTGGCCCAGCACAGCGTCATAGGGCTTGGTGGTGTCCGCCAGGAGCGAGCCTTCCAGTTCGAACTTGTTGTACTCGTCCGAGATGAAAGAGATCTCCTTGAGCGGATCGAAAGCGACGCGGTACAGCTCGACCAGTACCTTGGCGTTGCCCTGCGCGGTATTGATACCTTCCAGGCGCAAATACCGCTCCGGCACCGACTGCGTGAAGATGCCAATTTCGGTGGTCACGCCGTAGGTGTAAGCGGCCTTGAAAGGCGCGGTGAAGCCGGTGATCTCCAGAAACTGGAGGGCACCGAAGTCGGTGTCCACCGTGTAGTGGGTGCCTGCGATCAGTGTCGCGGGCGTACCTGCCGAATCGGTGACCACGACCGCCGACACCTTAGGGTGAGCGAAGAAGTAGCGGTCGCCAACCACCGGAGCCTCGCCACCGATGGTTTCAGCAGTCACCGAGCCGGTGCTGCCGGTGATGTAGTTGCCGTACAGCGCCAGGGCGAGGTTTTCCTTGGTGAACTCCTCGATGGTGAGGTTCACGGTGGCCGACTTCTGTTTGACCATGCGGTGGTCCAGCGAACGCTGGCCGGTCTGGCTCTCGAAGTGCTCCAGCACGTCCGTCTTGAGGGACAGCTTGAGTTCGGCTACATTGCCGGGCGAGCGGACCTCGATCGGCAAACCGGCCGGGTCACGTTTGCCGAGAAAGACACGGCCTTGGAATGAAGCGTAGGTGCTCATGATTTGGGTTCCTTGCGTTGAACGAGTAAGGTTTCAGCATCCCCACGGGTCGGTTTGGGTTCGGGCACGGCGATGCCGTTGGCCAACAGCCATTCAGCGATGTCGGCATCTACATCGAGGACGGCGCCTGCGGCATGGGGCTTGCCGGCATGGGTATGCGGGCGGGTCAGAACGAGTCGGGGCATAGGGTCATCCTTGAATGGAGATGTCGTTGGCCAGCGTCCGGTAGGTGATGCGGTAACGCGCCGGCAGCGCCACGGCCACCGCATCGGCGTCTTCCACCTCCCATTCGCACTCCTGCTCCCGAATGCCCATCGCCAAGCCCCCGAAGTTCCCGTCGGCCAGTAAGGCGAGGTGCGCCGCCGTGAGCAGGCGATCGGCTTCGGTTTCCGGCGTCGCCGGTGCCACGGTTCGCGCCAGAGCGACGAGACGTACCGTCAGCTCACGGGTCACGCGATCATTGGCTCGTTCGGTGATAGTTTCGTTTTCCGGAAACACCACCAAGGCCGGACACAAGTCCCGGCTGATGGCCACCGTGGGCGAACGGTACAAGCTGGCCCCGAGGGATTCAACGGCAGGACGCACGGCCGCCATCATCGCGAGCAGGATGCGCTCGCGGACAGAATTGCCAGCCATGGGTCAGATCCTCGTGAGTTTGGCGCGCAGTTCCGAACCGTCGCCCACGGCCCGGATGTCACGCACCTGGAAAATCCGGCCATCGATCTCGACGGATTCGCGTGCTGTCAGCCCAGTGAACACCGTGGCCGGATAAGACATGACGTAGTCGGTGCTGAGCGTCAGGCCATCGAGCAAGGTTTCGTCCGGTGCGGCAAAGCCCACCTGCTGAGCCTGCTCGGGCGACCCATCGCTGGGCCGCCAGGTGCAGTGCTTGAGAAACCCGGCATGGGCAGCGGCCTCATACAAGTTGTCGATCAGCGCCATGATCAGGCCATCGTCAGCTTGACCAGCACACCCGGGCGATGACACATCGGCAGCGGATTGGACTGGGTATGAAGATCGGTACCCCGGTCAAACTTGCGCGGTTCCTGCTTGGCGTACAGCGGCTGGCCCAGTGTGTTGGCCGTCTCGTTGAAGTCGGCCGGCGCGAAGTAGGTGCCGAAGGTGTCGATGGTGCCAAGCGGGAAACAATGGGCTTCCCCAGCCTCGATGAAGCGGCGGGTGGTGCCATTGACGTCGGTCGCCTGCCCACGGTATTCCGAGAAGGTAATGCCCCCGAACGTGAAGCCGGCGCGAACATCGTTGATCAGCATGATGCCTTGCTGGTATTGCTTGTACGCTTCCTTGACGTTGGTATGGCTGACCAGCACATCGAAGAACTCTGGCGAACAGAGGCAGTGCACGCCATTCATGTATTCGCCCAGAAGGCTGTCCTCCATGTGACGCAGTACGGTCGAGCACTTCCCACGCACATCAGTGTCAGAGCTGACCCATTTGCCACTGACGACTTTGCCCAATTCGAAATTGACCGTCGCCTGACCGATCTGAAACTCGTCGTAAAGGTTGTAGATGACTGAGCCATCGGCATCCAGGATCACACCTTTGAGTGCGCCCATGCGCAGGTGCTCCAGGGTGATGGCGTGCTTGTTGCGCATTGTCTCCAGATGCCGCGCCATGACGCCGGCCAGAGACTCCATCTCGGTTTCCGAGCCGAAAGATCGCAGCCCCTGGACCTCCTCGGGCAACACCACATCGTCGTGCGGTATATGCGGGATCACGAAGGAACGCACCTTGCGTTTGCCCCGGATGCCGACCGTTCCCGGAGAACCGGGCGGCATGGAGGGCAGCAGGTTGAGCACGCCGTTTTGCTCTTCGACGACGATCTGGCGGGTACGCACGGGTTTCGCGGGGAAGAGCTTGAGCTCCTCCATGCGACCGTAGCGGTTGGGAATGAGGTTGATGGCAGACGTCATTGACGCCATTGCAAACGCGGGATTGTGGAAAGGGTTTTGCATGTTCGTTCTCCCTGACGTCAGGCGCCGGTACGCACCAGGACACCCAGTGCTTTGAGTTGGAGGATGGCGGCTTGCTGCTCAGCGGAAGCGATGCCAACCGGCCATTGAAGGGCGTGATCGGAAACGATGGCGTGACGCGCCACCATCAGACCGTCGTTGCGATCGGCCAGATGGGCATCGGCGTCCTGCATCAGCACACCGGCGGCGTACTGGCTGCCATCGGTCGCGGACGGGTCGATCTGCTTGACCTTGCCGGTGGCAGTCACCAGGCCAAGCACCGTACCCAGCGGCAAGGTTTGGCCGGCGGCGACGGTCACGCGGTCACGTGAGTACAGGTTGGGCGCCTCGTATTTGAGTAGATCACCCAGGTTGATGGGTTCTTGCAAAGCGGGCATTTTTCAGGCTCCAGTCAGATTCATTGCTGTCCCAGGCGAGTCTTGACGGCCTGGACGAGCGGGTTGTGGGGAGATGCCGGGTGACCGGCGTTGGCTGCAGTCGTGGCGGCTTGTGGGTCGATGCGGCTGACGATCTCCGGCGAGGCATCGACCTGCGCGGCGAGTAGCTGACTGCGAACCTTGGTGGGTGAGGTCTGGGCTTCGAGGAAACCCGCGATCAGATCGGTGCGCCCGGCAAGCGTGCAGGTCTGGGCGACCTCGATGGCGTCGGCCACGCTCATGGTCGTGGCGGTGGCCGGTTGAGAAGAACTGCCAACAGGATCAGCAGGAAGGCTGTCAGGAGCAGTGGTGTAGGTTCGATCATTCATAAAAGACTCCGTCTGGAGGTTGCGGAAAGCACCCGAGTGGCTTGCCGCCATATTCGGGAAGGAGGAAACGGATTCGAGAAGCTTCGTAAGGGCGTCGTCGAAGGTGCCGATGGCATCCGCCAGCCCGATGGCGACAGCCGCCTGGCCGAAGAACAGCCCGGCTTCGGTGTCCCGCACAGCGGAGGGCTCGATGCCTCGGTGACGCGCCACCGTCTCGACGAACAGGCCGTAGATACGATTCACCTCGGCCTTGAGGAAGGCATGGGCTTCGCTGGAGATCGGCTCGTGCGGGTTGAGGTCGTTCTTGCGGTCACCGGCAAACACGGCGGTGTAGTGAACGCCGTCCTGCGCGTCCTTCTCAGACTGATCGACGTGCATCGCAATGACGCCAATCGAGCCGACACCGCCGGTGCGGGAGACGAATACCCGACTGGCGGCGGACGCCAGCGCGTAGGCAGCCGAGAAAGCCATGTCATTGGCCACGGCCCAGACTGGCTTGATCTGGCTCGCCGCGCGGATGCGGTCGGCCAGATCGAACACGCCACCCGACTCGCCACCCGGCGAATCGATGTCGAGCAGGATGGCCGACACCTCCGGATTGCCGATAGCGGCGTCCAGTTGCGCGGCGAGCCCCGCGTAACTGGTCAGCCCCGACTCGGCCTCCAGCCCCACGGTGCGGCGCACCAGCGTGCCGTGGATCGGGATGACGGCCACGCCGTGCGGCGATCCGGATGCGGCGCTGTTGTCACGTTGGGGCTGCGTATAGCCAGGGGCTGCGGCCAGATCGGCAATGCCGACCCGGGGGCCAAGCACGGACAGGATCACGTCAAGTTTTGGGCGATGGATGGCCAGCGGCACGCCAAAGAGGCGCGCCGCCAGATGCGGCAGCAAGGTCATGGGAAGTCCTTCAGGCAGTCGAATTGGTGCCGGATGCGTCGGCGTCGGCGGTATTGCGGTTGGGTTCCGCACTGCCGCCGTCCTTCGACGTGTAGCGAGGGTCGGAGTCGAAGATCAGTCCGAGGTCGTCGGCGCGCTGGTTGTCGGCAGCGATCTCCCGGTCGACGTCTTCAGCGTCGTAGCCGTTGGCTGAGATGGCTTCCGAGCGAGACATCAAGCCTGCGCGGATCGCCAGCAACATCGCCTTGAATTCCTTCTCGGGATCGACCCACTGCCAGCCCTGGGGAATCCACTTCACCGCGAGGTACTGGCGACGACGGGCTGACCCGCCACGCGCGAACCCGGGGGCTTCGATTGCTCCAGCAAGCACTGCCTGCTTCATCCAGGCCGCCCACACTGGACGGCACATCTGATGCACCAGCACCCCGTGCTGCACCATCTCGCAGCGACGCCGGAACTCCAGCATCCCTGCACGGATGGACGAGTAGTTCACGCCGGTCAGATCGCCGGTCAACTGCTCATAGGTGATTCCAATGGCGGCGGCAACCGCGCGAAACTGCGTGCGCAGGAATTCGGAGTACGAACCGCCAACATCAGCCGGATCGGAGAACTTGATGTCCTCGCCAGGCTCAAGGATCTGCAGCGTGCCCGGCTCCAGTCCGGCAAGCGCAATCCCGTCGGCGTCCGATGCGCCTTCGCCCATCAGGTTGTCTTCCGGGTTGGCGCGCGTGACGAAGCCCGCGAACATCGCTGCGGTCTTCTTGCGTACCAGCTCCGCGTCGTCATACTGGTCGAGCTCGTTGAGCTTGACCAGCGCCCGCGACAGCCACGGCTCGCCCCGGATCTGGCCTGGGCGCAGCACGCGGAACAGGTGAATGATCTCCTTGGCCTCGATGCGCACCGTGTCCATCCCGCCCTGACCCGACATCGGGGCAATCGGTGACAAGTACGGCCCGTCCTCCGGGTGCGAGCGGTACAGGTGGTAGGCCACGCGCCGCCCAAGGTTGTCGAACTCGATGCCGGAGCGCACGACGTTGCCCGACGGCAGATCGGTGTTCAGGTTGATGGGCAGGTGCTCCGGCTCCAGGAGTTGAAGCTGCAGGGGCACCGACAGGCCATCCTCCGGGCGCCGTGGCCGCAGCCGGATCAGGCATTCACCCCCTTCGAGCATCGCCCGACAGGCCAGCGCCTGCAGGCCGTAGAAGTCCGTCTGTCCGGCCGCGTCGGCTTCCTCGACCCAATCACGCCACAGCGCCTGCACCTCGGCCTTGAACCGCTCGTCACCGGACAGACTTTGCGGCTTGATGCCAGTACCGACCGCATTGGCCACGAAGGCTTCGATCCCGGCCTGCGCCCACGCATTGCGGCGCACGAGGTCACGGCTCTTGCCGCGCAGTTCGTTGCTGGTCGCCAGCATCGCGGCGACCGCGCCGGGGTTGCCGGGCATCCACGCCAGTGAACGACGGCCACGACCGGCCGCCTCGTGAACGGGCGGCTGACCAAATAGGCTGCGAATTTTCGAGTACCAAGCCATTAGAACCCCTTCGCAGTCGTGACGCGGATCTGGCGCTTCGGGCTGGCACCGGCGTTGCGCGCGATTTCTGCCTCGACCGTGCGGATTGCGGCCTGGAGCTCTTCGACGCTGCGGTACTCAACCGTCTTGTCGCCGAAGCTCACGCGCCGCTCGCCAGTGGCAAGAGCCCGTTTGAGCGCTTCGAGTTGGGTAGTGGTGTAAGTCACGGTGTCCTCATCGGCTTATCAATCAGCCGAGCCAGCGGCTCTTGATGACCCGCCTGCCGGAATTGCGGTTGCCAGAAACAGCGAGGCCACCGCTATGGGTGGCCTCGTTCAATTCGATGTCTTGGATGGGCGGTGGCGCATCCGGTGGGGGCTCAACCCCAAGTTGCCGCTCCAACTCCCGCCAGTGGCGTTCCTCGAAACGATCCAGTCCCGCACTGGACGCGGCCGCGCGGGCGTAGACGTAGCAGTCGAGCGCTTCGTTGCGCTCGCGCATCTTTTGCCACTCGCGCACCGGGAAGCCGTTGCGGTCGCGGCGGGTGATCAGTTGCTCGGCGCACAGTTGCTGGATGAACTCGGCGTCGATCTTGGGCAAATGGACGAACCCGGCTGGAAACACCGGGGTCAACCCGTCCTCGCCCACATCTGCGCTCTTGCGCAGGTTGTTGTAAAACTCCAACTTGGCGATGCCGACCGCCACCGTGAAAACCTTGATGCCCCGGCGCAGCTTCTTTCCGCCCTGCGAGACATCGATGGCCGTCGGCGTGCCGATCAGAGCGGCACCGCGCTGTACGCCCTTGACCGCCATCACGCGCGGATCGTGGCAGGCACGCACGAAGGCATAGGCCTCCTGCGTGGCAAAGCCGGTGTCCAGCGCGAAGCGCGCCAGTGGCATCTGCGCTCCGCAAGCGTGTGTCCAGTTCTCGGCCAGCATCGCGGCCAAGGCTTTCCACACCGCGTCGCGGGCTGTGTCGCCCATCAGCACGCGGTGCTCGACCAGCCACGATTCCTTGCCGCGCCCGAAGGCCCAGACCGACGCCTCAATGCGATCCTTCTGCACGTCCGCGCCGCCGACCAGCAGCAGACCGCCTTGCGGCACGCTGCCGATGCGGTACTCCTCACGGCGCTCGACCAGCCGTTGCCAGTCAGGTGCTTCACCTTCCTCGACCCAGGTCTCGCCCAGTTCGGTGTTCTTGAAGGTCTTGATCGCGGCGGCCGATCCCGACTCCTTGTTGACGGCGGCTTCCCACGCAGCAGCGATATCACTCCAGGAGCGCCAACCCACTGGGCTGTACAGGGACGACAAGTGAAAGCCTGCCGTCTTGACCTGCGCCATCGCCTGCCACTCGCCGCGCTCCAGCATCCAGGTCTTGTGGTGCTCGGAAATCGCGGTGTCGCAGGCCTCGCAGATGTAGGCAGCGGTTTCCGGTTGCCCCTTGTCCCAGCGCAGCTGCTCGAAGCGCAACCACTGCGGGTGGTTGCAGTGTGGGCACGGCACGAAGTAGCGGCGTTGGTCGCTGACCTCGTACTCGCGCTCGATGGCCGAGGCACCCGAGATCGTCGGCGTCGAAACGATGAAGATCTTGCGCCGGGCAAAGGTGCGCGTGCGCGCCTCGGCCAGCGAGATCGCATCGCCTTCACCCTCGACGTCCAACGGATAGCCGTCGACCTCGTCGAGGAACAGATACCGCACCGGCATC